TGCGCTGCTGCAAGTGCGAAAGTCTTTATTTTACTTTCTTCTAATAACAATGCACTTATCTGCTGCAATCCATTTGCGATTGCAATGGCTGCAGTTGTTTTAGCAATGGTTTGTTGCAAATCTTCGTTTTCAGTTCCAAATAATGCAGCCGCACCTTGTGCAATTTCAAAACCTGCCGCAAGTCCTTGCGTGGCTTGAACTGCTGCATCGAACTTAAACGTATCAGATGCTAAGTTAGAAACTCGCGCCCGCGTGTCTCCGATTTGGTCTTCTAACCTTGCGGCTTCTGCTGTTAGTTTTCTAAATGCCTCTGTGCCACCTTGCCCTGATTCCTCTAACTGGTTAAGCTCATTTTTTAACCCGCGCAATACGCGAGTAAGAGGCACTCCTTTCTTATTTAAATCATCAAAAGCTTTGTTTTGTTCTGCAAGCGCTTTCTTAACCTCGTTGCCTGAGAACGCTGCTGCAATGCTTTTGCCTACATTTTTAAAATCGGTTGCTATCTTATCTGAAGCCTTTTGCGCCGACTTAACAGCCTCGTTATTTACTTCGTTAATCTTATTAACCGTGGCTTCGAGGTCGCCCGCATCGGCTTTATACTTTATGAGAACTTCAGCCATCTTTGTGGTGTTGCTTATAGAACACCCCAAATTTAATCAAAAAAACGTCAATATCGGACTGCATTAATTCTTTAAACTCGAGAACGTTACCGCCCGCGATGTGCATCACTTGTTCCCTGAATTTATCTTGCGCTTGCTTTGCCCGTCGTCCCGGTGAGAACTCAACGCCGCTAACGTTTCGTGCAGCTTTTGGAGCTGAACCCGATTGTACTCCCATAATGTCGTTAATTCGTCGGGCGACATACGCAGTAAGGGCTTCAGCGGCTCTATATCCAAACCTGTAAAAAAATCGTGCGACCCCTCCTCTGCCATCGCTTCAAATACTTTTAGTTTCGCTTGGTGTACGTCGGGGTTAATGATTGCAGGGTTTTCGTCCGAACGTACTACCCACGTCGCAGCAATGTTAAGCAATAGGTCGCGATGTATTACCGTGTTTTGCCGTTCGCGAATAACGTGAATGTAGGTAGCAACTAACGCCGCGTTGCGTGGGTTCGTTAGCCCCGCGCCTAATGCCTTTTCCATTTCAGTTAGTATGGCTTCCATTTCGCTACCCGATAAACCACTACTAAGGCGCTCAAGTAAACTCATGCTCATAGCAAAGCGTTCGAGAGGTAGGGCGGTTTCCTTTGGGAAGCGGTAATAGGTATACCCGTCCTTAGTGAATAGCTGAACTAAATTGTATTTCGGTAGTTCGGCGTTTTGTTTATTGCGCGAAAATATTGAGCGCAGTCGCCCGCCTAATTTGTTGAATGAGGTAATCAATGTCATTGTTTACTTTTATTAAGTTGCCACTACGTAGCTGAATTATGCACTCATCATTTTCGCCGCTAAATACGTGGCTTATATCATTAACGTTTATAAGTACCTCAACAAACCCAATATCTCGCTCACTTAATTCGCGCAGGGTTTCATCCTCGGTATCGAGCGATTCGGTCAGGAACGCCTTACAGAGAATGAACCCAGTCATATCTAACTCCAATAATCGTGTGGGCATTCAGCATCTTTAACCCGCGTCTTTGCAGGTAGGAAACAACCGCATGCCGTACAAACGTTTAACGTTTTGTTTTTATGCTGACATAAGTTACAAATAGGCGTTCGCGTTTCGCTTAGTTCGTTTGCCTCTTTGTTGGCTGTTATCCAAAACCACCAGCCGCGAATAATTGTTTTTAGCCTGCGCATTCGATACACTCCATTAAGTTAATTACGGGCAACTCTTCAGCATCGGTTTCAATATTAGCCACGCTAAAGCTAATACAATCGTAAGCCGTTTCGCATATTGTAAACTCACCACATGAACCGAGCTTAATAGTGTAGCCCTGCCCGTTATCTATCTTTGCATTGTTTATAGTTAACAGCCCATCAACATCGGACGTAACGCTAAACGTTTGAATGCGGTTAGTAGCATTGTGCTTTAATACCACTACATACTCGGTTTCGGGTTCTACGTAACCGAACTGAATACCGCCGTTACAATAGGCTACCTGAATGCCTGAATCGAAACAAGGTGAACAAACGCTCATAGGTATCGTTTTAAAATTGCGTTTACAAAGTAACGAAAACAATCTAAATAATCGGCGCGCTCGGTTAGGTTTTTACGATTGCTCTTTATTATCTGCCCCTCTGCGTTGCATTGTACCTGTTTAGCATCAAATACAAACCCCTTGCATTTCTTTGAGTTTACCTTAATATCGAGCTTCTTTAACGCGGTGTTGCAATCGATACGGCTGTTAACGTGGCGCGGGTTCGCTGGTATTATTATTTGATTGTCGGCTAACTTGAGGCGGCGTTTAATCTGAATGTACGCGCTCGAGTTATCCCGTTCCTGTATCGTACCGCCCTTACCCATCGCGTCGCCCGTTATTCGTATAAGCCCCGTCGGTATGTTTAAGGCATCGACCGCATCGCAAAAAGCATCTATCGAACCTCGCTCTATCTTTATTTCGTCCACTACCCGCGCCGCGCTGCCAACGTTTTGAATTACTAAAGCACAAAGCGGGTTAATATTGAAATCGACGCTTATAAATGTCGGTAGGTGCGGGTTGTGGTTAGCGCTATCGTCAATGTGCTTATCGTCATCCCAAGCGTATAGGAACGGGTTTGCAACGTCGTCGAGTACATCCCAATCGCCCTCAACAAATCGAGCGTATTGAATAGGCGGTAATTCCTTTAAGGCTTCGAGGTATTCGGGTGCGATGTGTGGATTATCTGTTATGCGGCTCGGTATGTACGCCCAGCGTTCGGGTAGGGTGTTTTCCCTGTAGCGATTATAGATTATTGACTTAACCCAATTTTGCGCAGGGTTGCAAGTTGCGAGGCAAACGATAGGCGGCTTACCTTGCGATTTGTTCCAACTTCCGATACGTTCCTGAACCTTGTAGAACGTTACCTCTTGCAGTTCATTTACCTCATCCAATCCAGCGCCGTTAATCTCTAAACCCCTAAAGCGGTTGAGGTCTTTGTCATCGTCGAATGATTCAGCCATGAACATTAACTCCGAACCGTTAGTAAACGTTATAACGTTCGTTTCCCTATTCCAGTTCTTAACGTAGTTACTTACGCCGTCCATCATTATCGAGGCAAAGCTCGGGAACGTGGTACGTTTAAGGTCGGGTAGGCTTTTACGAATAACCGCCCACCGCGAACGCGGGTAACTTAAACAAAGCGATGTTAGGGTTAATAATAGCCAATACGTTTTACCGCCACGTATCGCGCCCCCAAAAACAATAACGCGCTTAGTACCGTCTACGGCGTAATCGTACGCGGTCGTTTGTGTTTCGGTTAATGTAAACTTCATTCATTCGGTTTACTCGATTCGGTTCGCACAATAACGAGCGGCTCGGTTGTGGTGATGTTATTATCGATGCTTTGCTTTGGCTTACCGTATGCGCGGTCTAATAGTAACTCAGCGGCACGTACATCTCCTTTAGCCGCCTTTGCTCGTATCGATTTAAGTATTGCCTCGGCTGCGCTAATACCGTCCTTTTCCTCGCCCAATACATCGGCAAGCAATACGTGAAGCTCGGGCAGCTTGCGCGGTCGCCCGTTCGGGTTTCCACTTTTGCCTTTTTCAAACGGCTTATTGTTTGGTATTGGATTGTTATTTTTACCCATTTCGGCTGTTTTTCGGCTGTTTCCGTTAATATAATGCGCTATCTAATATTTTTGGCGCTATATTATTCCAAGATACTCTATGATGCCACAAAGCGCCCCTTTTTGTGTTATGTCGATTTATAACCAACTTAACGTTGTTAGGGTCTTGTAAAATACTTCCGTAAGACTTTCTGTAGCTTCTGTCAGTTGCGTAAATATGCTTTGTGTTCCCGTCAATTTTATCCATTTCCGCCGTTTGCGCCCCGCTTCTTAAAATTGTGCTAAGTCCAAAATTTGCAATGCCTGTATGCCATTTCTTTATTGAATAATTAACGTCTTCGTTTAAAATCATGTTTAAATCGGTTAATGACCAGTCTTTATCCATAATCCAAATTTGCATTATATTTTTCTTTGTATTTGGCATTGCCCCACCGCTATACCCGCCAAATACTATTCCGCTTCCTTTAGTTAACTTATGAAGTTTTTCGATAACGTATGTTAGTTTATCTTTTTTGTATGTATTAATCGGTTTATTACCTACTATTCCTCCGTAATCATCGTCTAAGCAAATTGTAATGCCTCTACTTTTTTGAGCTTCTAATAAACTTGCAACACGTCCAACCGCCGCTCCATTTTCAATATTTGTTCCGCAAAAATCCACATAAGACTTACATAATTCAGTATCGTAAACGACTGCTTTTTCTTTGTAACTTTCAGCGATTCCATTTTCTAAACAATCGGGTATGAGTACCCTATATTCAAATCCTCTCTTTTCCAAATACCTTACGGTTTTGTTGTATTTCTTTTTTTGTATACTTAACACGTAAAATATCATTCTTCTATTAAGTAATCTGAAAGTTCGATAAAACCTTTTTCTAAAGCCTCTTTTGGTGCTAATATTATCATGCCTAAATCCTTAAAAATATCTTGAATTTCTTTAGGTTGTTTTGCGTAAAAATCTGCTATTTTTTGGAAGTTAAAATCCGTAAAAAATGATGCTCTTATTTTTAATACATCTTTTAAATCTTCATTAATATCTAACGAATTAATCTTATCAATCAATTCGTTTGTTTTATCTAAATTTGCTAACTGATTTATTGTTGGCTCTGTTTCTGCTGGTATGTAAAAAGGTAGTTGAATATCGAATAAATCTTCTTCGTTCAATTCTTTTATTTTTGGTATATCCAACCCCCACTCTTCGAGCTGTTCGGTATCCCATTCGCTCGTTAACGCGCTCCAATCCCAATCGCCTCCGCTTACGTTGTCTTTGATTATAAACTCGCGCTGTTGTGCCTCGGTTAGTTCGCCGGCAACGATTATAGGAACTTGTTTAAGCCCAGCTTCGCGGCACGCTTTCAGGCGCATATTACCACCTAAAACTACCATATCGTTATTCACTACGATAGGGCGTATGTTAAGCATTTCGGGGAACGCTTTAATCGAGGCAACGAGCCGCTCGAATTTATCGTCGCGTATCGTTCGCGGGTTGTTCGGGTTTTGCTTAACCTCTGAAATTTTAACTATTGTTGTCTTCATCGCTTACGTGCTTTGCGGTATTTTTCGGCTTCGGCGTATGCTATGGCTACGGCTTGTTCGTTCGAATACCCCTCTTCTACTAACTTGCGAATGTTCATTTGTATTATTTGTGGCGAATCGCCTTGAAATAGTGGCATATTACAAATTTACAAATTATAAGTGTCGATTCGTTTTTTTACCATTTCGATAAAACGCTCCATCATGGCAGCATAGAAGCCGTTAAAATCCTTATGCCCCTCGGGCGCATGTTCGAATAGCACGTAAAGCGTAGAACGTAGGCGCTGGCTCGGTGTTTTGCTGCCAAGTTCGGCGGCATCGAGTTTAAGGTTGTTTAAAAGCTGTTCATCGTTATAATTGAACTGTTCGCCCTTAAATGCCATAACACCAACGCCGCCCATCCATTGATTAAATAGGGCGCTCGTTTGTTCGGGCGTTAGCTCCTGCGTTCCGATTGTTACCTTAATCGTTTTATCGCGGCGCGTGGCTACCGATTCAATCGCGCATGGTATGGTTAAGAGTTTAGCATCCATGCTTTTCAGCTTCGGCTTGAAGTTCCTTTTCAACTTCCATAGCTTCTAAAACATAGTCGCGCCCGTTATTAAGCGCCGTTAAAAACTCTCTGTATTCGCCGTCTATTGTTAACGGGTTTCCAAAAGTTTTTATAGCCCTTTCGATTATATCGCTTTGAGTTGTTTTATTTATTTGCGCTAATTGAATTAATGATTCGTATGCGCTTTGCGAAATTTCTATTTCTATTTTGTTTTTAGCATCCATATTCGGGTTCTCGTTTAGTTGATTTATATTCAAGTTTTAGCGTTTCGAGGTAATCGCGTACCATTGCTGTAATTTTTTCGCGGCTCGTTTGCGGTACGCGAAAGCATAGCGTCGCGGTTGGTTCGCCATATTTGGGCAACCTACCAGCACCCTCACGGCGACCGCCTCGATTATCTTTTGCCTTTGCTTCGGACTTCATGCCACAAATATAAGTATTATTTGATTACGTTTTGCAAATTTACACGGTGTTTTTTAAGTAGCTTAAGCCAATCGAGGCAACGGTTTAAATACATTCGGTAGGCTATCGAGGTGCGCGGGGCGTTCATTAATTGCGCTGCATAGCTGTGATGTGTTTTAAGCGTGTCGGTGTAATATACCGCGCCCTCTTTAAACTCGCTTTGCTCGGGTTCGTGGTTAGTCATGTAATCAATTATGCGTTCTTCGGTACTCATGTAATGCGAAATTTTATAGCGGCTATCGGATAGTTATGTGCAAGGCTGCGGAACGTTTTCAATATAAGTTTCCAGCTTTGTAAATCCATATCCTTTTTTGAAACTAAACATTGTATGTCCACAAGTTTTATGATGTAATCCAAAAAGCATCGTATCAAATGTTTTATTCTTTAATGAAGTTTTAAAGGTTTCAACTGAAAACGGAAATGTCATTTTCTTTTTTGCTTCACCTAAAACATTTCCGCAACATCCACAATAAAACTTGCTACCTCTTACTACATCGTTTCCATTTGATTTTTCTACAATGATAGTATCTCTCATTTTGTCAATTATTACCTTTTCCATTTCGTTTCAAATTAAATTTAGTGCTGATAAACCGCCCAGCACATAACAGCAGTTTGGCAAAAGTGGCGGTGCAGTACTCCGCTTGACAATTACTGCTATATTCAAATTTCGTTCTCCGCATCAGCATTTGTGGTTAAAACGCCACCTTCGCCAAGCGTGGGAACGTTATGTGCAATTTATCAAAATGGCTCTTTGTCAAATTCATTATTCGGCGCTATTGCGCTTATTAGTTTCTCGGTTTCAGGCATCGGTAAAAACGAGCTGCCAGTATTACCACCCAAATCGCTAAAGGCTGTTATCGTGTTGTTATGCTGAAAGCGTACCTCACCAGTCGCGCCTTGCCTATGCTTTTCGAATAAGTAGAAAACGTGCTTATCGGTTTGTTCGCCGTCGACCTCATCAATGCCGTAATACTTCGGGCGGTAAATAAATATAACCGTGTCGGCATCTTGTTCAATTGAGCCGCTTTCGCGAAGGTCGGATAGGATAGGGCGTTTATCGCTTCGCTGTTCTACTTGCCTACTTAACTGGGCAAGGGCTATAATCGGTATGTTTAATTCCTTTTGCGCGGCTTTTAACGTTCGGCTTATCTCTGCTACTTCCATTTCACGATTACCACCTTTAAACCCCTCTATCGTCATCAATTGCAGATAGTCAATTATCGCCCATTTACAACGCCCCTTACGCGCCTCGCGTCGCATTATGCGTATTGCTTCATGTACCCCGCATCGCGGCTTATCGTAAATTAAAATCGGTAGCTTTTCGATTTGCCCGATTGACTGCTCGAAGGTATGTAATTCGGGTTGGTTAAGGTTTCCATCGCGAAGGCGTGCGGCGTTTACTTGCTCGTTACTATGCTGCAAAATTAGGCGCTGGCATAGTTGGCTGTTATTCATTTCGAGGTTAAAGTAAATACCCAGTTCGTTAAAGTTGCAAGCGTGGTAAAGGGCTAACGCCGTTTTACCCATCGACGGGCGACCCGCTAAGATTATCAACTCAGGGTGAAAGCCGCCCGTAAAACGGTTAACGGAAGCGATACCCGTACTTAACCCGCTCGTTTGCCCGTTTTGATACATCGCAGCGCGGCGGTAATATGCTTGCCGTTCTTCGTCTGCGAGTTGAATCGTGGTTATGATGTTATCGATAGGGCTACCATCCTCGATTAACGAGTTGAGGCGCTTAACGATTTCAACGGCTGTATTAACGCCGCCTTTGTTGTTATTTATTCCTAACGTTTCCTCGGTTAATATCGTCGTTATTGAACGCTTAATGTGTTCGTCCTTTAGAATCGCGATGTACTGGTTAACGGGTTCAGTGTACGATAGGTCGTTACCCCACCCCGAAACGTTCGCAAGGTCTCGCGGCTCGATTGCTTTTGTGCTTAGTGCATAGCTGCCAAGTGTAACGAGCGTCGGTTGCTTGTTATCAGATTGTATCGATTTAATGATTTTAAAGCATTTTAACGCGAGTTCGTCGTTAAAGTGATGTTCAGATAGCTGCGGCACTATTTCGCGCGCTGCATCGGGTTCGTGCAGCATTATGAAAATTAAAGCCTGTTCGATTTTTGGTAGGGGTTTCATTTTAGGCTATCAAAAAACAATTTCTTTTTTTGTTTTCCAGTTTACAAAATCGATTGCATCCTGTTGAGTAAAGAATATTGCTACTATTTCGTCGGTTAGTTCGTCGCAAACTTTGAACTCGTTACCATGTAAAGGGGTTCTAACGTAAAGCATGATTTTTTTAGTTTTAAGGGTTTGGAATTAGAGGGCGGTGGTTAGCCGCCCTTTGTTTTTATAAGCTATCGCAGAAATTTACAAATTCGCTTTCAGGTAAACGCTCCATTAAAATATCGAGGGCTACATCCATAACTATTGAAGCCGCATTTGAAAAATCGTTTGCTAATTTTTTAACCTCAACCATTAAATCGTTAGTTGGTAAGGTTTCCATTTTTGCTGTTGCTGTTGCTGTGAATTGTTCGAGTGTCATGGTGTGTGTGTTTTGGTTCAGCAAACATACAACTATATTTTGAATCTGCAAACGTTTTCTAAATTATTTTAAAAATATTTTTCTTACTGCATCTTAACCCCCATCGAGGCGCGTGTTACTACGGCGTTTTGTGGTTTGTTTTCTTTATCGCGTTTGCTCCATGTTACTAACCTTCGCCCAGTATCCCAAGCATCTTGAGCCGTTAGCCTTAGTTTGCCATTTGCTAAAGGTTCTGCCCAATAGTTAAAAAACTCGTTCAGCATATTTTTAGGGTAGCGTTCAGCGTAAGGTGTCATTGATTTAATCAAATCGTCTTTGCCCCACTTTTTAAAGTTAGCATTAGCATTTACATTATCATTCTCATTTACATTAGCATTTACATTTACATTAGTGGGTTTGTTGGGGGTTTCTTGAGGGTTTTGTTGGGGGTTTTTAGTGGGTTTCGTTGGGGGTTTTTCGCTTCGTGGTCGCCCTCCCTTTTTACCATGTTCAGCGCCTAAATAACCGTTGTTTTTACCTGCGATTGCCTTTCGGTTATTTGCTTCGATTTGAGGCTTTATAAGCATAAAAATCGTTTTACTTAATCCGATTAACTCAACCTCAACTCCATTAAAACCGAGTTCACATATTGCCGCCCAAACCTCTAAACGGTTTTGCTCAGGTAAGCCGTTTAAGGCTTCATAAAACGAGCGGTAAATTACCATTGAATCTTTCATAATAAAGAAAGCCCTTTGAAATTTACGGTCGAAACGGCTCGGATACACCTTGCCTCGTAAACCCAAAGGGCGGTAAGTTAATTTCGTTTCGTTTAGGTTTCGACGTCTAAACGTTTCAAATATACAAAATTATTGCTCGTTACATATAACCGTTGTTTCGGTTTTGTAGGCTTTATTTCCGATTATAACGGTTGTAGTCGTACTGGTTTGCTCAACATACTTACGAATTTCGCGCCGAGTTAATCCGCATTGCTCTGTAATAATAGGCGGCTGCGATTGCATTTGCCCGTATTGGTTAGTTCCTTTCTGCATTATTCGACATTCAAAACAACGCTCGCAACTGGTAAACAATAGCGCCGAAGCGCATAAGGTGTAAAGTGTTTTCATGTTATTGATTCAAATAGTTTTCAATTGTGTTTAGGCATTCATCTAACCCCGAGCAAAACAATGCCTCAAAACCCGCGTTTTTAAGCCGCGTAAGGACTTCGAATTGTTCGGTTAGGTGTTCATCTTGTTTTAACGTTCCATCGCGTTTAAACGGCTTAAAATCGCCCTTTTTGATTTCGATAAACAAACCGCAAAATTTACCACGCGGGGCGGCTATAAATAAGTCGGGGTAACCTCGATGCGGATTCATCGATTTGTGTACCCTTGCTTGCCCTACGCTCATTTTCGTACCCGCGCTGAAATCAAACCGAAATAGTATTTCGGGGTGTTTGTATTGCATATACTTTGAAATCGCGGTGTAAATATCGCTTTCGCGTGGTGGGCGTTTCATCGCTTATAAATATTGTTGCATACTATCATAAACTCGACGCGCCCCTTTTCGGCTGTGGTTTCGTCGTACAAATCGATTAAAATACAGCGGTTGCCATCATAATCATTAAACACCTTACGGTACTTAAAATTACATTCTAAATATTCAAACCCGCACGAAAGTATGTAAGAGGCGACGTTCTTATAAGTGTGTCCGATAAACTCGGTAAGGTCGCCGAGGTCTTCAGCGTATGTTAGCGCCTCTTTCTTTGATTTGTCCATCGATTAAACGTATTAAATCAGTTCGTTCAACTTGTAAAAGGATTGCCACCGTTGCGGCTGGTATTGTACCTTTATGCGTCCACCAAAACTCGGCGCATTTTAGTAATCTTTTTTTATAGCCTATGCCACTATGCGGCATATACTTAATGTGCTTATTAGCCTCTGAAATGAGCTGCATAAACTCATACGTGCCATACTTACCCGTTTGTGCCATTGTGTAAATAGTTAATGATTAACTGCGTTGCGCTTTCGATTTCTAAATCGTTATGGCGGTATAAATACAGGTCTTTAAAATTGCCCGACTTTTTAACCTTTGGCGGTACGCCTATGTAGTAAAATTGCCGTGGGTCGAAACCCATAAGGAGCGAATACCAAACCGCCTGAACGTGGTTACAATGTTTAACCATATCGGAGGCGAAAGCCTGAATATTTTTAGCGCTCGTTGTTTTAACATCGGCAATAATACCACGCTCTAACCAACACAAATCCATCATGCCCTTACCCTCGACCGTTATACCGCCTATCGTTACGTTATTTAACGCGATGTATTCATGCTGCGCTTTGTCGAATAGTTCGCCTAACATCGCAACCTCGTGAATCGCATTATAAACGTTTTGCGTACCGGGCGGCATATCGTCGAACGGCTGCTCAAGTAAATCGAAATGAAATGCCGCGCCCTCGGTTAGCGCCTTTTGTGCGTAGCTTATGTCGCCCGTGTAGAATCGTTTAATACGGCTTGCGCTAATTGCTGGGTGTTTAATGTATTGGTCGCGTGTCATAATTTGGGGTATTGTTCATTATAATAGTGGTCATTTTCTTGAAAGAATTTAAAATTATCTTCACCACCTTGATAATTGATTGCCCCAAATTCATGAGCAAGCATTATTTGTTCTCTTTCCATTATTTGAGATTTAACCCGCGCCTCAATCATTAACTCGCTGAACTTAGCCCCGTCGATTTTTTCCTCGACGTATTCGATAAAGGCTTTCAAAAATTGGTCATATAGGTAATCCGTTGCCGTCTGTTTCATGTTTAAATTGTTGTATTTGTTCAAGTGAAATAAAGATTTGTAGTTCGAAACCCTGCTTTGCAAATAAAAGAAATTTGCCGTTTTCGAGTATGTACTCACGCGGTATATCCCAGCGCCCGAAATCGTCAACTATTCGCACCGTATCGAAGCGCGTTGCTTCAGCTATTAACTTATGGTTTAAGCCGTAGGCGTTACCCTTTTGTAAAAGATGCTTTGCCCGGTTGCGCGTTACAGTTAGCGTTCGCGTTGGCATATCTATTTCGCCGATTTTGCGCTCTTTAGGGCTTTTTGAAAGCCGTATCGATAGCCGCAGGGTGTTACCCCCACGGCGTACGATTATAGCATTACCGAAACTATCTTCGACTAAAGCGGTGTTATCGTCTATTCTCATCGGATTACTTGCGTTTTGTGTTCGTATAATTCAACCCCTGCTATACTATCCACGCCGAGTTCTTTCATTGCCTTTGGCAGCCCTACGATTAAATCCTCAGGCGTTAGGTTGTTATGCGCAAACTGAACGGATAAAACTTTAATCCAGTCAACCTCGCCAACGATTCGCGCCTTTAATGTGGTGCGTATGTTTTTCGTTTGGTTGTTTTCTACGGTGGTGGCAAATAGCTTATCGGTAAACGCTGCCATAATATCGTTAACCGATTCGGCTTGCTTCAAGCTCGCAGCGGCTTCGGCTTTTAACTTTGCCTCGGCGGCTTCCTGTTCGGCTTCTAAACGTTCGTAATATTGTACCATGCGTTTTTTAGCATCTTCGATAAATTCGATTAGCGGCGCGGTGGCATCCTTTTCGAGTTTGATAAGTTCCTTTTTGAAATGCTCGAGCGGCGTGGTTACTTCCTTACGTGCGGCTTCGATTGCCTTAACCGCGTCGTTAACATTTTTTACGGCTGTGTTCAATGCGCTGTAATCGGTTGCGCTGTTAATGGTTAACGCTTCGGCATTGCGTTTAATTATTGCTTGTGCGTTTAATACTTGAGGCGAATTTATCGCTAAGTAGATTTTTTCGATTGGTATTTGTACCTTTGCAAGTGAGTTCATGTAGTTCTGTTTTACTGATGTGTGAGGGGCGGCATTTTACCGCCCCTTAATTATTTAATCCCACGGTAAGTCGTTAGCCGCTTTTTGTCCGAATATATCGTCGATGTCTGGTAACTGCTCAAAGTTCGCGGGCGGTTGTGTTTTAGGGGTGAAATCGTTTTTAAAATTCGCCGCCGTCATTTTAATGTATTCGTCCGATTCTTTGATTTTATCCTGAATGAACTCGGGTAGCTTTGCGAATGTTTCTTGATTATGTTCGGTGGGCGAATAAACATAAGCCTCGTTAATCGGTTCGGGACACGTTAAGCCCTTTGGCATCGGCGTTATGCTCATAATGTTTGCATAGGTATTCTCGCCTTTGGTTACGTGCGTAACGTTTACCATGCACGTTTTACCCAGTAGTGTAAAAATATCGAACTTAGCCGCCTCGCCGTCGGTCATTTTCTTACCTAACCACGCCGAAACATCGCGGCGTAATAACGCCTTTTCATTCATGCTTAACGTGTAGATGCTGCGAACGTAGTACGGCTGTTCGCCTTTGTCGTCGTTAAATACCGCTTTCTCGGTTGGCAGTTCAAATAGGAATTGAACTTTGCGCTTTTTACCGGGAAAGTTACCGCCCTGCTCGGACGTTCCGAGGTCAATAATTTGATAGCAGCGCGCTGGGTATAAACCTTCGGGCGCAATTTGTCGTGCGGCGTTGCCGCCTGTTGGAGCTGTTAAAGCCATTTTAAAAAGTATTAAGGGTTAAAAATTAAAGGTTCTCGGATTGAATCGCGTGTACGAGGTTGCGGTTAATGCCGTCGATAACCTCGATGAAAAGGTCGCTAAATTTTGCGCGCTCTAAAGGCTCAAATAGTCGGTGCTCATTTGGTACGCCTTCGACCTGTTCGCGGTGAAATTTACGCGCTAAGTTAGCCGCGCCTGAATCGCATCGGGTGTAAATTCCTTTCATGCAGCCGTCGTTAACGAGCATCGTCATAACGCCGCTAAGGTGGTCGTAAAAATAAAATTCGGTGTTTTCGTAGTTGCGGAAAATGGTTACTGTGTCCACGTTTATAAGTGTTTAAAGGTTTAAAAAGAAAGGGCGGTTATTAGCCGCCCGTGGGGGTTAGGAATTTATTTTAATGTAGGTTACCGATAGGTTAGTTGGCGTGCGGTAAACTGAGCAATCAATACCCTCTAAAGTAAGTTTAATTTGGCGGGCGTTGGCTTGTTTTAGGTTTGTGTAACCTACGGCGTTTATACCAAACTTATCAGCTTTAGCTAATACTGTTACACCGTTGCGAAGTTTTGTTGTTGTGATTGAAGTTGTCATTGTGTAAGTGTTTAATTGTTTAACACTGCAAACATACAACACTTTTTTAAATCTGCAATACGAAAACAAAAATAAATGCAAATTATTTTATAAAACGCTGATAATTAACGCGCCTAATTTTGCACCCTACCCAAACCGAAACCGATAAGCGCACCGAATCCGACCTTTGCCGCCGTTGTTTCGTACCATTTTTTGGGCGGTTCGGGTATAACGAAGCTCCGCAACCCTTGAACGCTCATATTTGGGTTATCGATTGCCAGTCTAACCACGCTTTCACGCTTACGAAATGGGAAAACACCGCGTAAAGTATCGCCTATTCCTACCGAAATCGTCGCTGGTATGCTTAATGAATCGATTTGCAAGTAGCCCAAGCGGTTAATTTTGCCCGTAATCGCAAACCAGCGCTCGAACTTTTCAAAGTTACGGGGTAAAACAAGCGCTGGCACGCTGTCGCGTATGTAAATCGGGTCGCCTAATTGTATTTTAGTCTTGTAAACGGTGCGCGTAATGACCTCAACCGCTGCTTTCGGCTTATCGATTCGCAGTTTTTCGGTTAAGTCTTTTAATTCTGCGATTTGTTGCCCTTGCGTGTATATCGTTAATGAATCGTTTACGTGCGTTTTAACGAACTTTTGCTCTGTTAGTGTGGTTTGCGCTTGTTGGTGGCACGAACGCACTAAAAACAGGCTTAAAATCGCTAAAAATAGCAATCTTTCAAGCCAAACGTAACTGAGCGATGTACTTTTCGATTCTTTCACGGCATTTTACGTTTTCGGTTAGTATTGCTTTGGCTACGTTTGGCGGCATTTCGCGTTCGGTTAGATAAATCCGAAGCACTTTTATAAGCCGCTTATCGATTTGCTCGTCGGTCATATTTGGCGCGTTGCTTTTTTGACTAAAACCTTAACGGCTTCGTCCAAATTTACGACCGATTGCTCTAACATTTGCAAAAGTTCGCCGCGCTCGGTATCGGATAGCGCACGGTTTGTAATTAATAACCGAACTAAACCACTAACCGACGTTAACGGCTGGCGTAATTCATGCGAAAGCATAAATCTAAACTCCTCGAGTAATACTCGTTGGCGTTCGTGTTCGTGTGCGCTTATGCTCGTAACGTCTACCAGTTGAAACCCGATAAAATGCACAGCGCCCATTATGCTATAAATATTCCAAACGTTAAAGCGCTCAGATAAGTTTTTTTGTTTCGTGCGGGCGTAAACTCGGGCGGGTTCGGGTTGCTTATCTTTTGCCTTTTTAACGGCTTGTATCAGCGTTTCTTTATCCTCGGGGCTGCTAACTATGTCGACGATGTTTTTTGGCTTAATATGGCTCGCGTAATGCTTAAATAATTCGTTAGTGCTTACGATTGTGCCGTCGGTATCGGTTACCACGTAAAACAAATCTAATGAGTTTTCGAGTATGAATACCGTTGACACATTGCAAATTTAAGCAATAGTGTTAAATTTTACTAAACGTTTCTTAAATCCTTAAATAACGCCGTCCATGCAGGTACGCAACCGAGCGCATATTTAACAGATAGCAACATCGTAAACGTTAAAACTATTCCGCTGGCGAGTATATCGTAATTCATAGGCATTTTACTTTGCGGCTCATTTCTTACAATCTGACTTTTGGGGATGTAATACGTGGCGGCTGGGTACAAAGATACATCACACGGCTGAATTGTGTCGAATGCCGTGAGTACTTTCGGCTTTGGCGGTTGAGCCATGACAGCCTGAAAGCTTTCGCGGTTGGATTGCGCGAATGAGGTATCTGCATGAGCCGCCTCCCAGCTCATTGTGTCGAGGTTTATCTTGTTATGCCTCGCAATTTTCACGGTGTCTCTACGAATCTGCTGCATCGCTCTTGGCTTTGGGGATATATCCTGCGGCTATTAGTGCTGCAATAATGGCTGTTAATGTCTCGGCTGTAATCACTTTGAATATGAGCAAAAAGATTGATACCAAAATCATCAGCGACCCGATTGTCGAACGCCAGTGCTTCACAATCACATCGAGTATTCGCCTTGGTTTAGTAGTTCTTTTCGGCATATGTGAATATACGCCAAAACCTTACCCACGTTTGGGCAACGTAGGGCTAAAAGTTACAAAGTGAGAAATACAAATTCGCCTCATCCCTGCGGCGATTGGTAAGCCCTGTAAGCACTTTGCCCCCTGCTTTGTTCCAGCGTAGGAACTCATCGAGTATGCTCGGGTCGGCTGCGTTGGCTTTTGCCTTGCGCATGAGCGTTGACTTCACCAACGCCCCTGTGCCCACGTTGTAGCTGAATGCCACAAGCGCATCGAACTGGCACTGGTTGAGGTTAGGTAGGTGCTTATTGACTGCATCCTCATAGGGCGAAAGCGTGGCGAGTAGTAATTGCGTTGCTTCCTTTTCGCTGTTGAGCTTTTCGCCGAGCAGCACCTTCTTGCCGTTCGGGTGGCGTGTCGAGCCGTAACCTATGGTCGGTACTCCAGCAGGGCAAAGGTACGCGCTAAGTCGCAAGCCCTCGTACTTCTTAATCAGATTCAGACCAAGCAGCGAGGTGGAGCGCATTAGATTACTAAATATTGTGCAGTCACAAACACATACGAAAACAAATCGCCAGCTGTGTTAGATGTAATATTGATTTGAATTGTGCTGCCAGATGGAATTGAGTTTAACCCCAAACTAGTTACGTTACCAATATTTGTATCGAACGTGATTGAACCATTCACTTGTCTTGGACCTGAAAAAGTAGTGGCAACTGGCAGGCTTAATTCAAATGCCGCATCTGTTTGG